TCTTTCGTCTCTGCGGTGAGCCTGATATTAAGCTGCTCTGCGTTGATGGCCATCTACACGTTCCACAAGCTGGCGGTATTCTTCGGCGGTCATTGCCTCAGAGCCGGGTTTCTTTGGCGAGTGTGCATCAGACCAACCTTCAAACACAAGCCAAGTGTCTTTCGGGATCATATCACGTATTTCTTCAGGTTTTAAGCCTGCAACGATGCCAGATTTAATCATGCCCCGCACGTTCAGTCGTTTGGGGGTTGGTCCTCTATGTTCTTTTTTTTTGAGCCGCTGTCCATAACGTCAGGCATGAAGGCAACGCCGACCACCGCTTGTGCAATGGCATACATGCGCATCAGGTCTTCTGGGTTGCAGTTGCTAACAACGCCATCTGCCTCATGGTCTTTCATGCCGCCGCCGACCAGACCAAGCGCAAGCAGGTCACGCACCTCTTTGCTGCTGGGTTTCTTAGCCTCGCCAAAGAAGCCTTCCCAAAGTTCAAAGATGCCACGGTGCTTGTCTTCAAACCGCTCAATCTCACGATTGCGCAAGACAAATGTGTAAGAGGTGCCGCCGAGATACTCGACGACACCCCCACGCGGCGCTTCAGCCGTGATAGCCATTAGGCAGCCGTGAAGGTAACTGCGCCAGTGCTTTCGAGGCTGATGGAGTATGTCACACCACCTTCAGTCTCGCCACCGAACTCCAGCGAAGCAATGCGGAACGAGCCAGCATAGGTGCCAAAGTCAGGAACAACGACTTCAAAGTTGCAGGCATTGTCTGCAGCCATCGCAACGGTGTTCATGCGCGCTTCTGCGGTGCTGTCCTCAAAGAAGCCATCGCCGCTTACGCTGACGTTTTTCAGGCCGTTCAAGGTTTCAGTCCACAGAGCGCCACCGGGCGTCGTGCAGTCAGGTGTGGTCACGTCAATTGACGAATTGTTGATGGTCAGCGACTTGCTGTTCAAGCCGCAAAGGTTTGCGAAAGTTTCGCTTGCTTCGCCGTCCCCGATTTTCACGAGCAGGGCGCGTCCAAGTTGTTTAGCCATGATCGGCCTCCTTCATCATGCGCTTGCCCAGAGCGCGGGGTTTAGGCGGTTTCTTCAAGCATCGCCTGAAGCGCAACGACTGCCGTGTATCCACGACCTTCGCTATCTCTTGTGACAGAATATGTCTCGAAAATCAATTCAACTAGATTGTAGCCAGTAACCGTGACAGCGGCCTCCTGACGGTGCAAAGCATCCTTGATAGCTTCTGCCACCTGAACAGCCTCAACACGGCCTGACGCGCTGCGAGAATGGCACTCAAAGGTAACTGTGACCTCTGCTCCTTCTGTGGTGTCAGTGTCAAAGGCCAGCGGTTCAATGGCAAGAAAGCGTGCATATGGAAACGTCACATCCTGTGGCGGCTCGTCGTAAATACGCGAACTCACAAGCGCAGTGACGCCAGCATCAGCAACCAATGCAGCGCGCAGACCCTTTTGCAGTGCAAGTGCGAAACCGTCAGCCATTCATTACGTCCTTAATTGCTTTTTTCAACTGACGCTTAACAGCACGATCATGGCGTTTTTGAATTACCATTTTTGTATATTCACGAACATGATACCCATATTCGTTGTTGCCCCAGCCATAGTTGATCGCATTGGCTGCCAACCCATCATCAGCAGTTCCATCGTAAAAATTTATAAATCCAGCAATGTAATCTGGCTTTGACATAACATGACTGCTAATGCCGCTCTTAAAGTCACCAGTCACATCAGGAGCAACTGCCCGCGCTTTTGTCGCGCCACTTTTTACTGTGCGCTCAATAGATTTTTTAAGCGACAAGTGCGCTTCATCTGGCAAGTCGCTCAACTGATTAAGTAGTTTTTTGACGCCTTCAATCTTCATGACGCCACCCCACGTTCCAAGCGGAACTCCAGAACGGTGGCTTTAGCGTCAACTTGGATCACATCCTTGATCGCCCAAGTGTAACCGCGAATGACAATGCGATCAGCGGCTGTAACTGTCTCTGTCGTGCTGTCTGCGCGCACGCGCATGGTTGCCTGCCCGACATTAGACAATTCACCGCCTTGGATCATCTCTTTGCCGGTTCGCTCACGCATATCAGCCCAGCGAGTGGCAATAGTTGACCAACCGCTGTAGACATTGCCGTAATCGTCCACTGCGCCTTCAGTAAGCCGCTGGATGACAGCGCGCTCACGATATTGGCCAGCCTTAACCATACCAACACCGCCGGTGCATGTCGATCAGCATGTCAAATCCATATGGAATGTTGCTCAGTTCATCCATCGCAGTGTTTTCACGGTTATCATACCAATGGCCAACCAGCATCATCAGAGCGTGACGCAAAGTCTGCGGCACGTCAGCAGTAGTATCGCCGTATCCGATTTCGTATTCAACGCGGATTGCATCTGGGCGATCAAATGTTGTCGGCCAATTAAACCCTGATTTTGGCGCAATAGATTTTGCAAATTCAGTGCCAACAACTTGATAATTCGACAGCGTATCTGTCTGCAAAGAATTATCCGCATCATAATATTTAACCGCTGTCACAGATTGAACAGGGCCAAGAATTAAGCGAACTTCCTGCGTCGGGTTTGGGCCAAACCATTGCGCCCATGTTTGCGTAATCATGGCATGACCAAGCGCACCAGTCACATCAGTGTAAGCAACCGCAACAGCGATCAAGCGTGTGATTAGTGCGTCGTCGTCGGAATGCTCAATGCGCAACTGCTCCTTCACCTCGGCCAAGGTGATCGGCGTGGTGGCTGGTGCCTCCACAAGTTCAAGTGCCTCATGGCAAAAGAGCGGCTGGGCCATTGTCAGTCTTCCTTAACGGCGGTCTGCACTTTGCGCTTTTTGACTGCACGCTCGACTTTGCTGGTTGGCGCTTCCGCCGCTTCAGCAATCCCGGCAGCCACAAAGCGCACAGCTTCAGCCTCATTGCAGTCAATGATGTCGCCTGCGTTGTGGGAAAAGCCAATTCCGGCCATCGAAGTTAGCAATTTTACTTTTGGCATTTTTGCCTCCTTTTCGGCTTAGTGAGTGGGCCAGTTTCCCGGCCCACCTAAAAGCCGACTTACGATGCGGCAGTGATCAGGTGCTTGATCGCGGCAGTGTTGGTCAGAACGCCGTCGAAGCGAACATAGCCCAAGATGCCGTAGTCGGGAGCAAAACGCTCACGGGCAACGTAGATCGAAGGTGCGCCCACTTTGCGAACGTAGAACTTCGACATGTCACCGAACAGCATGACCTTCTTGGCGGCTGCCAGCGAGTCCATTGCTTGGTTTACAACAACGTTGTAGCCCAGAATGTTCTGCGGGATGCCAGCTTGATAGTTGCCCATCTGCCAGAGGTAGTTGCCGTTGCCGTCTTTCAGCTTGCGAACTGCGGCCAGCGTGCTGTCATTCATCATGATAGCGGTGCTGGGTGCGGTGCGGTAAGCAGGATCAACCGAGTGGATCAGGTCAATGATCTCGTCGGCAGTCACGGCTGCGGTGCCAGCGGCTTCTTTGCCTTCTGCCGAGTTGGTCACGATGCCTTCAACATCCGACGAACCCGAGCCGGTGGTCAGCTTGCTGTTTGCAATGCGGCCCAGACGCTCACCAACCAGTTCACCCAGCAGGCTTTCCATGTTCAGGATGCTGTCTGCGTTCAGTTCAGCCGACCAACGAATCCACTCGCTGTCGAATGCGAATGCGCCCAAGGTCTTCTGACCGAAGGTTACATCCTTGCCGCCATCATCGGTGACAGTGCCACCTTCAGTGTGCGCTTCTGCGGCCACTGTGGTGTCGTCAACGGTGGGGATGTTGAACGTGCGGCCATCGGTCGAGTTGATGACGGTGAACAGGTCCGACGAATACATCGGGCCGGTTGCAATCATCGCTTTTTCGATGAAGGTAGCCAGTTCAGTCGGCACGGTGTAGCCACCGGCAGTCGTGGTGCCAGCAGTTTGTGCGCGATGCTCTTTCAGAACATTGCGAACTTCTGCGTCAACGTAGGCATCGCCACCTGCTGCAATCATTTCAGCAAATGCAGCGCGGTAGTCCATCTTGAAGCCTTCGTCGATGGCAGGAACCGAACGCTGCTCGAAAGCAGGACGCTTCGAGTAGTCGATCTGGTCGCCAGCGCGCAGAGCAGCTTCAGCTTTTGCCAAACGGTCGGCACGAGCCTGCAGTTTGTCGTGGTCAGCCATCATGGCGTCAAATTCACGCTCGATTTCTGC